CACCACGGCCTGTAATCGCACCACCTACACCAGCCGCAAAATATTCACCGCCAGCATGGGTCTCCCATCTGCCAGCCGCACTACTATCCTGCCGTAATTTTACCTCAGGAAAGACTAGAGAGTAATCGGTACTGTTCATAAGGTTACGCACCTTTCGGCCAAACCTCACCGCTAACTCACCTGTATGCGTTGCTTGAATTATCTTTAACTTTGGATTCAACCCCATTAAATAACTCGGCAATAAATAACTGGCATACTCCGACTTCGTATGTCTAGGCGGCATATTCACAATTAACCGCTTAATACTACCATCAGCTAAACCATTAAACTTCTTTGCCATTATCTTATGGTGCTTCCCCTCAATAAACTCAGGCCATACTGTTTTACAATAGGCCATAAAATCCTTCTTCGCGTGATCACTCGAGATGTGCTGTTTCTGCTTCTCAAGCAAACGCGCATACTGCTTCAATACTTCTTCAGGGACAGTCATTGGGGCATTTGTCATAATTATTTAATAATATAAAAATTTTCTTAGCGCAAGACTCTCCGATCATTGTTTCAAAAAGGGGGGTGGGGGTACGCTGCATAATTTTCAGAGTGGTAACGATTTGGACAGAACCGTGTACTGCGCTGTGCTGGTACACACTCGTCCTCGTTTAGGGGGGTTGCCCTGTTGCAAAAATGCAACACTGTAACAAATGTGCGGCAGGGGTACCTTTTGGCACCCCTGCCTAGGGGTTAGCTTGCCACCACCAGTTGTGCTAATGGGTTGCCCCAGCCAACGCTGCTAGGGCTGCTACCACCAGCCATTGCCTTTAGCACTGGGTTTTGGTTAAGGCTGCTAGTAACGCTGCTACCGCTATTGGCTGCAATAGCTTGCACCATTGCCAACGGCACGGCGGCTGGCACCTTGGTTGGCACCTTAGTATTTAACCACGCCATGCTGCTAATAAACTTAGGCTTTGGTGCAATGTAGCCTTGCGCGGTTGGCTGCCAATACTTAGCTGGCAAGCTACCGTTTACCATTACCCAAAGCATTTGCCCAAAGTGGCCTATTGCCTTGCCATTAGCTGGCTGCATAGCACGCCAAAAGTTAGCACCGCCCATTAAGGCGTTAGCCTGTACCGCTGCCGGTGTAAGCTGTACGTTAATATTGCCAATGCCATTGGCAGTAATAAACGCTTTAATAGCAAGGCTGCAAAAAACGCCTTGGCTACCCAAATTTGCGGCTGTAAAGGCTGCCGCTGCCTGTGTTGTTGTGTTACCCATTGGTAAACCCCTTTTTAGTTAACACCGCTACCCTGTGCAGCGGCTATACCTATTTTATGCCACAGGTGGCATATGCGTGTAAACCCCTAAAAGCACTTTTATGCAAATTAATTTAAAACCCATAAAACCACTAGCACAACCGCCACGCCCAGCAAGGCAGGCAGCACTAACATTTATGCCGCCATGCACTATAGTAACCAAAACCAAACAATGCTAACCCCATGCAAAACATAAAACCGTTTATGTAATGGTGGCTAAAAATTGGTGGCAATATAAAAGCACCGCTGGCAGCAAACATTAACGTAACGCCAGCCAACATATTTAACGTGCAAAAAAACATATAAACATAAACCATTTTTAAAACCCTTTGTTTGTTGCGTTATGTAAATGCTTAAAAGCAAAAACGCGCTCAAGCAAGCGGCAATGTGCTCAAAAAATATCGCGGCCTGATCTCTAAAGAGACCGTATATGATTGATGCGATCACGTCCAGGATCGGATGGAAAGACAGATCAATCCATCCATCCATCCACCCATCCATCGGCTACAAAAGGTTGGTAGGGCAACCGAAGTCGCCCTACCGTTGGGGTTAACCTATTTCGTGGTACGTCCAATTACCAATAGCCATATGCGGCATGAGGTCTGGCTCGTCGCAACTGCACCATGCCCAACCGTCATTAGGCCGCTCCTCAAATTGGCTCCAATTACCACGGTCATCGTGCCAATAAATTATGCAGTCTTGGTTGCTCCAACTTGGCGCATCGTTCTCGTCAAAGAGCTCCTTATCGCTTTGGTAGTTAATGTACACATTACGATAAAACCGTAACCCTACAATAAGGTTGCCGACCTCTTGTATACTAGCGGTATGGCCTACTGCCAGTTTTGTCGTAAAACTATTATGGTGGTCAATTATATAAAGCATTGTACTTACCTCGTTTTGTAGCTGTTACCAATATTAGTAACTATTAAAAGGTAGCACATGGTACATCGCTGAGTGTCCTACTTGGTCGCTGTGACGTCTTTAGATGTCCCGTTCTGATGTCTTTTGATGTCTGGTTTGTTTGAGTATATGTGATGGTATATATACATATGAATCATTCGTCATCTTTCATCGTCCATCCATCCATGTCCATCCGGTCATCGCTCGTCATCAATCGTCGGAGGACTCTTTCCCATCCATCACGGTCTATCGGCCATTCCATTCGATCATCGTACAACGGCTCACCATCAATCAATCTCTTACTCAGGTTTCGGCCATCCATAAATAATAGCTGCCCTGACGAAGGATGATGAACCAAGTTCCAAACGCATCCACCAACAGAGGTTCTTGAGGTCTGCCATGCTATTTGATGAGGACGCCACTTAGGGAACTTCTTGTCAGACTTTGTCGCAAGTATCTTTAACTCTACCCAGAAGTCCTTGCCATTCAAGCAACCATTGACATCAGGCACTCCTGGACTCGCCCATGACTCCATTCTAGTCCAGTGTACCCCAAGGGGTCTGGTTCCGTCACGTAAGGCTTTCCAAAGTTTAGACTCAGGGTTCTTTGCCATCAGGTAAAACCTCCAGTTTGTCCATTTCTATGACAGGGCTGGTCGCTTCTACCAATGCTGGGTAGTCTTGCTGTATCCGCTTAATTTCAGTAAGCACTTCTTCTTTACTCATTTGGTCTATTTTACCATGCAATATTTCTTTACGGTCAATGTAAAGACCCGCAGCTTGGCCTCTTGATTTTTCAGCTGAGACTGCTGCCGCATAGTTTCCATTCTGCATAGCTACATCACGAAGTTGTGCGAGCTTTTGCACATGGCTTTCAAATGTGACCTCAAACTTCTGTTGCAGCTCTTTCTTTATTTCGTACACCCTATTCAAAACCTGAGGGTAGTTACGTCCGTTCAACATATGGCTTGCGATAGAGTGTGCATTGGATTCAGCATACCCTGCCCTGAGTGCTGCTTCCGTCTGCGTAACTTCTTCTGTTGCATAGATCATTGCAAACTTTTCCTGCATAGGTGTCAGCCCTTTTTCCACCCGAGGATTAGCCACAATGTCCAAACTGTTTTTATGAGTAACCTTTGCCTTTGCCATAAGACACATACTACTTTTCTATAATAGGAAGGTAAATAGAAATCGAGTCATTTCAAAAAACCAACGGCTGAAACTCGCGTAGCTGTCTAAAGTTTAGACTACAATATATGATTTAGAGGTATAACCCTTTGATATATTTGTATAGCTAGATAACGTATATTCATATATCGGATAGAGTACATCACTCCATATTTCATTTTCGGTACTATATATAAAAGTGACGCAATATCAGAGAGAGCCATGATCTGTGGACCATGACCCCCTGTTTGTTATTCAGGTAAATTAAGCTGGGATGACGAACAGCTCAACGAAGTTTTTACCCCATGTGGACTTGGCTGATGGTGATTGCCCACCATTAAGTGCATCAAGCAGAGCATGGTATTTGCGAGCTTTAATAGACTTATGTGCCATATCTACATCGGTAAGTGTAACCACCTCACCACCATGGCTGTCGGAGTTGATCAACTGCCATACTACCTTACCACGAAGGGCGAGGTTGGGATTGCCTACCTCGTCAAATAATGTTTTTGCCTTTTCAAAAGGAAAAGGATTAGGTGTGCTAACCACATCAACAGTAGGCCGAACACCGACATTATTTGGATTGCCGCCAGCTTGCTCTTGGACAAACTTAAAAATGTCCTGAGCGGTGACACCAATATTACGCTGGTCATCGGGGAGAGAATTAATGCCCTGAAAAGTGATTTCCTGAGCTACGATTTTCTTAGCTGATTTAGCCATAATAAGTTCCTTTCTACGAACTTGGAGTGAGTAGCAACCTTGCTACACATATAGAGTAGCAAATAGATTGTCATATGTAAACACCTATTTGCTCATTTAGATAAAAAGAATTACCAGCAATACTGGTATCATATCCCAGAGTAATTCCATAATAGCCTCCTTTTGTTAACTTAGTATCCACAGAACTATGAGCACAGATACTACACTTAAAAGCGAAAGTAGTATCATGTTTCCCCCTTCTGCTCTAGCGCACATTCAAGACAACAAGTAGGTTCCTCAAATGCTTCAGTTAAATATGCACATTCATCACAACCATCAATTGGTAAAAGATCTTCCATTGTACCCTCCAGTTAAGATTGAGCAGCCACGCTGCCTACAAATATATAATAAGGTGTGATAGGTATAAATGGGTCTTTTATGTTCATCACGATAAAAAAGACGGTCACCGGAGTGACCGCCAGTCTTCTAAGGGAGGATAACAAGAGTTCTTTCTTGTACCTTTATCATTATACATCTTATTGATTGATGCAAGGGTTAATCCGTTCCATCAATTTATTCATTACATTATCGGCACGTTCAGCAGTTGCTCCATCTATCCATCCTTCTATTTCATCAGGATCCATCCCTGCTTTAGAAAGTTCCATGGCGCATTGTCGGGCATCCGTATCACCTTCTAAAAAGTGATATTGTGCTTCTTCTTGCATTTCCATCATCATTGCTTTGACTTTACCCATCCTTATACTCCTTCATCCATGTATTAAGAATATCGGTTGCGAGATGTTTGGTTATATCAAACTCTTGCATAAGGTAGATAGTAGCCCCGAACATATTTGTTTCACCACTATCCCGTAACTCATCAAGGAATTGTTTGTATGAATCACTCAACCCACCAGAGCTACCCATTAGTATTCACTCGGTAGCATAAGTAAGCCATCCGAAAGGTAGAACTTGAAACCAGAGTTAGGTGGCAGGTCTGTATACTCAATTACCCGAGTATGTAGTATTTTGGGACCATCACCTTTATCACCATCTGTACCTACAATGATTGCACTATTAGTATCATCCACAGTTACTTGAATGAAGATAATATAATCCTCCTCACTAAGCAGCGGTAGGAACTCAGTAGCTATAATATCCATAAACCAGTAAGCACCCATCCTTTCAGCAAAGGCTTTAGTACCATCCGTAAGCCGTAGCTCAGGGGTCATGGGTAGTTTATGGGAATACTGATTTAGGCTACCAGTGAAGGCAGTAAAATCAAAAATAAGATCTTTTGCGTTATTCATTTAGCTCTCCAATCCGTATAAAATGTTATGGATAAAAGCTGGCTTACTCTTATCAAGTTTAAGTTTATTACCATCCCAATCATAGTAGCCATGGATGGTGGGCATTTTACCAGATGCTCCTTTAATAACTACCACTTCCCTGATGTTTGTTTCATCATGGTGTGTGAACAACCCTGCATCAAATGCTTTACGGAGATACCGATTAATGTCGGAGATCCGTGAGTAAATGGGCGTCAGCCATTGACCTTGACTGCCATGCATATATATCTGTGCGCTGTATCGTGCCATACTAAACTCCTTTCTGCGAGTTAAGGTTATAGTTTAATAATAAAGCCTGAGGTATTGAAAACAACTAATAAATACTCAAAGTAATCGGTTAGGTGTTCCATGGATTTGCAGCCAATGATTTAAGGTAGACACTGCTTTTGACACACTCCATTATGCTAAACATCAAGGGTCATAATGGGTGGGCATCCATGGCCTTGTATTACACGATAATATATCGCTAGGACGTCGACAAACCTAATACACGTCGCCCTCGAAAGGTGGAGCTGTAACTCCTATGCGTCTACCCCCTCATTTCGGAACAGGATTACTATTATCCTGCCCATATCTATATGATAATGTCCAGAACTGAGTTTGGTCTTCAGTATAACTGAGAGATCTGAACTCATTACCTTCTATAATCCAAACTACATTATCCGGCCGGAAACAAATCCTACTGTGTAGATGGCACTCATCAATACCAAAAGCACTACACTCTGCTCCTGTTGGGCAAGCCCAATCCAGTGATACTACTTGCTCAAGAAGTGAGCCACTGTTTTCCAAATCTTGTTTATCCATGATGTCCTCTTTGGTGTTGCAGATAAAATATGTAACCCGATCAATGAGTTACCCCCAGTCTTTACGATCTTCTTCCTGTCTGTACGCATTATGGTACTCCTCAATCTGAGCTTCAGTCATTTGTGGAGGCGTAATCCGCTCACCAACATATGTACCCTCGGGATAGTAATGAGGTTTGTAAGGCCGACCATAATAACGGTCAGCCCCACCACGACTTGCTGGTGAACCATGCTTACCCCGCGTCACGAGCTGCCACCCTATCCTCACGAGCTTGGGCAATACGCTCAGCACATAACATAGCTTCCTTATGTACAGCAGGATACCGTGCCTCAACAAAACCAGCATATGCGAGTAACTCACCATACATCTGACTCAAGTCACCAATAGACATAGCAGCATCAAGTATACCGTGATGCACCTTGGTAAACTCTTCAAGGTTTTCAATTAAGTCTGTATTTCCAGTCATGGCTTGCTCCTTTCTATTAACAAATTGCCATATATTATATTATGTATTTACAGCCTCATGTACAAGCCGTAATTTATCACGCCGATAAATATTGTATATCATCTGTCGGCTTACATCATAATCATTAGCGATACTTTGGTATGATTCACCAGCCTCGCGTCTATTGCGAATATCAATACGGCGAGCAGTAATCCAATCAGCATCTTGGCGGGTATGCCTTCCATCCGGTAAATCCAGATTGTATTGCATCTTCCATCGGAGAACGGTTGGTGGTGCAATGTCAAAATGATCACGGAACTCTTTATGGCTGCCGACGGTTGCTGCTACCTCGCGCATAGTTTCTACATCAATCGGAGCTCTAGCCATCTTGTTTCTCCCAGAAACTATCTGGCCTATCATAAGGATGTTTAGGTGTACTAGCATCCCCAGAGCGCAACTTAGTAACATTGCGCTCTTTAGGTGTTTCATGAAATGATTCCATATACCGATGCAGTTCTTTTAGTGATGGAAACATCAGAGGTCCTTTTACCAACGGTCCATCCAGTAACCATATTTTCTGACCAGTATCACTAACATCTTCAGCTTGGTAAATTTCCCAAATGGGTTTCATGCTGCCCTCCTTGCCATAACTGCATTATGAGAACGAATACCGCGAGGTGTTATATGATAATAGTAAGGGCGACCAGAAGTACCGATACGTTCTAAATCACCACGGTGGCAAAGTGTTGACAGTATTTTAGAGGGGTCACACTCACTAAGCAGATGTTCAAAATCATCTTTGCACATTGTCGCTCTTGTGCTTGCAAACTGCTCAAGTATTTTAGAAGTATAGTTTTCTTTTGAACTGGTTGACATTCGCGGAGCTGTAGCTTTTTTCTTACGACGTAAGGGTGCGCTTGGTGACATTGGTTTAAGGTCAGCAAGTAAAGGCATTTGTTTAATCAACCAACGAATTTGCCCCCCAACAGTACGACACTCATGCGAGGCTACTTTAGCTAGTATTTCATATGTCTCTATATCAATAGAAACTGATTTGTAATTAGTGGTGTCCATTTCTTTCTCCTATGCACACAGGTCTAACATAAAGTCAGGGATAGGTCTATCAGTCCATTTGCAGAACTTTGACTTTTCCCCACGGTAGTAATCGCGGTACGCAACCATAACATCATGGTGTTTGTACTGCTCAGGCATTGCTTGCGGAAGAGTAGTAACCCCTCGCGCTTTTAATGCTGGAGGAGCACAACGTACAGCATACAGTACTGATTCGGACTTATGAATATTGCCGTATCGGTATGTGTATTCTTTGAACAGGTGATAGCCTATACGCCATGCCAGACGGTAATTATCTACAGTCTGGCCTACCCATATCGTACATGGGTGTTTAGGGTGAACAGGCATATAAGGTGCTTCATTGCCATGCTGCCAATGAGTAGTACAAAGCATTTGCACCATCTCAAGTGGCATCTTAACAACATGCTTATCACAATGCATCTGAGCACATTGCTTGGGATCCATGGAAAGCCAGAATATATTCATGGCATACGATCCTCGGGCAATGGCAAACTGACTGTGAGTAAGCGGTTGGGAGGCTGGCATACAGCATACATGAGTACCCTGCGGCGCGGCTCTGTAGATTTTACCTTGCGTATTGCCATAGTAGCATCCTGCAAATCATCATAATGCCATGTGCTGTACTTAGCGCGACCATGGAACTCTGTGATTGTGTAATAAACTACATGGTCAAACATATAGTCTTCATATTGTTGCCAATCCATAAGCAAACCTTTCTGTGTTTACTTAATTATAGTAGCATAACTATTTACGGATTTGTACTTCAGGGTACTAAAAAAGTTGTCTTTTTTATCAAACGCTTAAATTATAATGAGTTAGCACTTTATTTACTGGCTCAAAATCAGGTAAATCAGAAAACTTTTTGTATAAGAAGTTGATACCTGTATGCATAATCACTTTCATTTGTTCACTTTGATTTGTATGGCGATGGGAATAGAGCACCAGTTCTAGCATATCAGCCATTTTCAATCTATTCTTTTCTTCTGCTGTAAGAACAAAGATCAATCCAAGGTCTTCAAATACTTTTTTCTCAGCATCTTCAAATGCTTTTTGCACTTCAGGATAAGACCATTTAGCGGTAGCTGGTATATCACCAAGTATCAATTCAGGCACATCATGATACAATGAAGCCATGATGAGTTGTTTTGTACTATCAGGCCAGAGTTGGTCTATCAATATACTTACTGCGTATGAATGTGCTCCCACTGTCTGTCTTTCTGCTTGCATGGCAACTGTATGGAAGCGCAATAAAAATTGAGCATCCCATGCTGTTGTCAAAGTTTTAATGTTTGGTATTGTCTGGCATTGGTGTCCCGCCATCTTTTACCCCTCTTGACCAAGGCTTATCACTAAATGTCTTTTTTGCTTCGCCCCAACTCGGACCAAACTCTGCATCTACTACACTTGGTATCTGCATATCTACACAAGTCTCCATAATCTCTTGTATTATAGAGGCTGTTTCTGGTTCAGCTACTGATATATCTAATTCATCATGTACTTGTATCAATGGTGTTATACCTTCTTTATGTAAAGCTACCATCGCAGCTTTTGTTTGGTCAGCAGCACTACCCTGTATTAATCGGTTTAGAGCTTTATATGTGAAGGCACGTTTGATAGCTGGACCATGCTCAGCATATGCATCTTCATATGTCTGTGGTTTATACAATCCATAAGCATTTGGTTCCCACTTATCAAACCTACATTTGCGACCAAGCAAGGTACGGATAAGACCTTTATTAGAAGCACGGTTAACTACATAATCAGCAAGCTGCTGAACAAAAGGAACTTTGCCATGATACTCTTTAAATAAATCTTTAGCATCCTCATACTCAAGTCCTAATTGTTCTGCCAGTTTATTCTTACCCATCCCATAAAACAAACCAAGGTTAATATCTTTTGCTTGTTTACGAGGTACTCCAACTATATCGGCAGCCATCTGGTGGAAATCTGTAGTAGCATCTACATTGTACTGGTCAGCAAACTCTTGTGCGCCAGTCAGTTTAAGTAGGCTAGAATAATGGACGACGAGCCGTGGTTCTTGGCTACTATAATCAAAAGCACCCCACAGTTCACCTTCTTCGGGTAAGAACAATCCGCGTATCATAGGACCAATCTCAGCATTCCTTGCTGGTACTTGCTGTAGATTAGGATTGCTGTAACTAAACCGACCTGTGACTGTCCCACCATCATCACTACGGAGGCTATGTGCCTCAGCATGGATACGACCATTATGTTGGTGCTTTATAATAGTATCGATAAAGGTGGTTCTAGCTTTATTCAGCTCACGAGCTCGAACTACAGCCTGAGGAAGTGCATGGGCATGGTTGGCTAGAAAATTCTTAGTGAAGCTAGGCTGGCCTGATTTGGGCGTTTTAGGATAAGTCAATCCTTCTGCATCAAATGCTTTAGCGATACTTGCCGCTGCCCATATATCAATATTTGTGCCACCTGATTCTTGTAATACTTTTTCCTCTTCCCTTTGCAGATATACCTTTAACTCTTCAGCTTTTTCTAAATCTACACGCACACCTTTCTTACGCATATCAAATACAACTTTGAGGACTTGTAATTCAAGGTCAAATATATCTGCTATATCTTCTTTTACTATTATACCTTTAAAGAACTGCCATAATTTCAGGGTAAGTGCAGCATCCTGCTCAGCATACGCACCCACAAAATGAGCAGGGAGTTTCCACATTTCACTCTTAGCATTTACACCAAAAGAGTTAGCTGCTTCATATAAATCTTTTTCACTCTTACGCTCATTCAGGTAATCACGGCCTAACGCATTAAGAGCATAACTAAACCTGTTTTCATCAACAAGTGCAGCTACAATCATTGTATCTACAATACGACCTTTTACTTCTATACCTTCTGCCCATAACCATCCAAGGTCATACATAGCATTATGCATAATATAATCACGCTCAATTGAGCATACATCAGCTAACCAACGGAGTGTTTGTTTAGCATCAAGGTTACTACCATTATCATGCCGAATAGGGAAGTACCAAGCAGCACCATCTACAGCTACCGCGATGCCAATAACATAACCATCCTTACGAGGCCATCCACTACCACGAGATGTAAGGTTAGGGTCACAAGTTTCTAGGTCAATAGATACTTCCCTAGCTTCCGATAAATCAGGATAGCCATCTGGCATTACCCATTCAGTCGGTGGTGTGAATAGTGGGAATTGCATCTTTTACCTTTACCATCATAGGTTGGTTACATTTAGAACAGTGAGGCCATTTGTTTTTGAGTTTACGGAAGGTAATAACTCGCTTTTCCCTTCCGCACTCACATTCAGCCAATACTTCTTTATCTAGCTTTTCGTTATCCATTCCCTCGCATTCGCACTTCTGCCTCTACAAGAAACAAATACCTACGCAAATCACGGATATCATCAAGTATACCCTCCTCACGCATATCATCTTTAGCAGCTAAGAATACATCATAATTATATTCATTTACTTGCTTCTCAAGCCTATCCCATTTGCGAGCCAGCATCATAAATGCACCGACGCCACCACGCTGTTTCCAACTATCACCATAAGATTGCTCAGAACTATGTAGCCCCTCTACATCTTGGTTAGCTAACCCAAGGATATTATTAACAATAGGGCTATAATCATCAGGGGTAATATCATCCTTTTTTGCCATAATCTCATACTCCTCCCAACTTAATTCCTTCATACGCCTTTTCATGTATTGTTCGTGGCTTTCTCTGCCCATTTATCTCTCCTACGTTCTAACCATTCCCGAGTGGCTAAATGCCAATCATCGGGTTTTATATCTGCACAATGGTCAAAAGCTAAAGCTAATTCTTTAGCTTTCCATGCTTGCCATACTCGGTGCATAGGTTGTGCCAAATCAGAGAAACAGGAGTTTTTATATGCTCTTGGCCTTTCAGCATCCTCCATAAACCAACTAAGCTCTTTATCAAATGATTCTATATTATGTACAAGAGCATCTGGCCTAATCATACGAGTATTGTAAGACTCATAATCAGGCTTCATACCTTCTAGCTTTTTTAATACTTCAGTATAGGCATGGAGGTTATTACTGAACTGTGTATAGATACCAACACTCGCGCCAATGCGTGAGGCTATATACTCTTGGAGAATGGACATATGGACAGCATTAGCTCCTAATGCACCCCAGATCATATCATTACTGCGGTTACATACTGTCATATCCAATACATTATCACGCACACTAAAATAGATATGAGTATTGCAGGGGTGGTCTTTACAGCTATTGCCCATCCGTAAATCACCTTCAGCACACCACATCGCTAGAACTGCTCGTCTATCGTTTGTATGTGTTATCAATCTATGGATGATTATATCAAGCTGATCTCGGAAAAAGTAATTACGCCAACGATAACCATATGCTCCCTGTAATACTTTACCATCATCACTATACTCACACATCCGTGTGTTATAGCGTTGTATCCACTCTAAATCATTACGCCCTGCTAACATCCATAGGCTTTCCATAAAATGGAATATTGGGTTTGCATCACGCTCGGGATAGAACAGAACACGTTCGCGTGGGTTGTTGTAGACAATAGCGCATGGTTCACGGAACTCAATTGCTTTACCGTTACGAGTTTCTACTTCTTCACCATTAGCTTCTAATGCTTGCTTCACAACAAACAATGCTTCACTTACATTTCCTACGGTGAAAGTATGCACCCCTCGCATGGGTGCTTTGCCATATAATGCCATATTGAACCGCCTTTCTATGGGGTTTTAAAGCCGCTACAGCGGCCTGAGTTAATGTGCCTTACCCAACTACTAAAAGCAACCCTCTAGCTGTCTGAGTAACCTGTAATAAAGTCAAAATGTTTCTTGACTCTTTTAGTATAAGTACCTCCTTTTAACGCCTCCTTGATTGCAAGCGTTGTTTCCTCAGTAGGCTCGGGTAATGCCTTGCGTCCCATGCGGTCAGGTAACAATCCATTACGCAAAGTGGTATTGTCACAACCGTTACAAGGACCGAAATCACGTTGCCCATGATACAATTTTGTTCGCGCTGCATGAAATGCTTCCCCCTGCCATACTTCTTCCATTGGTGTATCAATTACATTGCCACACTTATACCATCCTACCCAATCATTACAGCAAACAGCAACATTACCATCCCAACGTATAGACATCTCACGGAAAGGTTTAGCGCACCGTTTACCATCTTGTTCATGGTTTAGAGGGAAAGCGTTACCAGCGTGGTTACTGACTTGGGCATGGGTTCCACTTGTAGCGAGCGTAAGATCCATTCCAACCACGATAATATGTTCATTAGCTTTTCGTCGTTGGTGAGGGTTTGCGTTACGTTCTGCGGGGTATTCGTATACAGGGTATGGACCATTATATCTCTCCTTTATTTTATCCACTATTTTTATACGATCATAATTATCAAGAAACAGTACATTCAACCCTGCTTCCATCAGTTGGTTGACACTTTTTTCAGTGTCGCGTAAAAGACCACCGCCATTACTGGTCATCATTAAAGATGTTTTGGGTAACTCTTGACGGAACAGTCTAATCATATCAATAAAGAAAGGGTGCATAGTTGGCTCACCATGCATGGCAAACTCCAACCTAGGATTCCATCCTGCTTCTTTTATACGATCACATATAGATTTTGCACGTTCAATAGAAAGATATTTATAAGGTGCGGAGGCTTTTCCATGCGTATTATCCGGACCATCTGCACCATTCTCTCGTATAGATTGTATACCGCAAAAAGAACAAGCAAGGTTACAACCCTCTGCTAATTCTATCTGAATAGAGTTTGGTGGGTCTTGGTAATTGTTAGATTGCGCCGCCATCTTTAGCCGCCTTTCTCCATTGTACACGAACATCCCAGCGTGTTTTCATACCTTCCCACCCTGTTTTAGTTTCTTTCTGCACTGCTTTTACATACATGGGAAACTCTTCTGCTAATGCTAGGCTTGCCTTTTCTTGTAACTCTGCATTGCGGTATGAACTGCAACCTCCAGCCGCACCAGAAGCACCACGCTGATCCCATGTCCAATCAACAATAACAGCATTGCGATGCCCTAGCTGAAACAGTTTCAGGGTAACGTAATAATCCTCCATTAGATCCATAGCATCATAACGTATACCTAAATTATGTATTATTTCAGGGCGTATTGCATGGACAGCATTTTGTCGCATACCGTATTTAACTGTATCGGGGAAGTGCTTATCATTCATTTGCCGTGGGCTGAGGCCAACATGGGTATGGTTCATTAATAACCATTCCATACGCTCCCATAACTCATGCATTTCTTCTTGGTTTGTTTTTCTTAAGTTGGGAGCCACCCCATGTATGCGGCGACCAAATATAAGATCATCATCCAAAACAATAATTTTATCATGTCCTGCCTCCATAGCATGTTCTAATATGAACTGCCTTACATTATTGATTCCTTTAATTTCACCGCGATTTATACAATCACGTCCCTGTTTTGTATGCCAGTTTATTTCTTCTTGTGGGCAAACAAGAGCAGCATACTCTCGGGCTTCCGGACCAATACTATCCCAAGTAACTTGGTTATTCATCCTACCCCTTGTTGGTATATATATTGGTATCATATCTCATCCTCATCAAATACTACTTGGCCTGACATAATAGCCTCTTCAAGCTCTTCATCTGTAAGTGTGCGTACAGCTTCTAACTGATTCCATACTTTAGGTTTTTTCTTTGGTGTTGCTTTTTTCTTTTTTGGTTTTACCAGTTTCAGTTTGGGCGGCTCTTTGCTCTTGGGCGGCTCTAATACTTCCAATGTCCGATAATTGTATTTGCATTTCGGACAATACCTCTTCCTCCAAGTGGTTTTGTTTCGAGTTCGACTCTCTACGACGGAAGACTTGCCACTGCATTTTGGACACAACATATCTACGCCACCTCCCCATGTACAGCCTCCAGCATAGAACCTTGTAACCCATTATACTTACTACGAGGTGTGCCTTGACCAAGGCGTACACGCTCATATTTATCCCACTCGCATAAGCTATGTTCAATGCAGCGCATATCCACCGCCAAAGTTGGGATGTGATCGCCAAGATAACGGTGCGAATCTTTGTGTAAATCTTGCATCTCCCTATTACTTTGATAGGCACTTAACGCTTTGGTAAGCGGTCTGCCGTGGATCCTGTTGAGGCCACGTTTTGCTCCCGGACCAGCGTTTGCCCAGTTGTATTTATCTTTTGCTCGGTCGAGAACAGGTGTGTAGTTGAGGTCTGTGACGACTTCATAAGACATAAAACCTCCCCCGCCCCATCCTTTATATGCACCCAACGCTTTGTGTACTTCTTCCAGCGATTGCGTATCAGCGGCGGTTTGCGCCAACGCTTCTCTATTCTCCCATATCGGCGAAAGGAAATAGTCAACTACTACCTCTGACTTTGGTAACTTGAGTCCTTGGTTAGTGATTATATACGCACCAGTGAATGTCCGTAAACCATTGTCAATTCTAGTTTGTATAAGTTCTTTTGTGCGAGCAGGATTAAATTCTTCTACCCAGCCATGTTCTTCAGCAAACTCACTTGTACCAACCATACGAAACATACAGCAGTTAAATATCATTTCACCATGTGGGCGGTTATCATTTGGCTTAGTCCAGTTTTGGCGCATCCAAACAGTAACCCTATCATTCTCACGGAATGGATTAGTAAACTTATAATCCCGTAGTATAGGGTCATCAGTCCAAGGGGCTGGTTGCCCCTTGGCTCGTTTTTGGTAAATAGCATGACGCTCATTTATCCAGTAGCAGAACCTTTCTATGTTCTCCATAATTTATTCTCCTAACTGGATACAGCCTTTTTCAATAGCAAGGCGAATATCAACACTATTGCCTCCTGGACTTAGTGCTTTCATAGCATTAAGGGCTTCACCCACTGTTGGTGATTTAACAAGGGCTTCAAAGTTATGCCAACGATTACTGTTTTCACGGTATGGGTTTTGGTACACACCAGAAGCACCAGCAACCACAAGTATCTTTGCATTTAAATCATACTTGGATTTTGCCACACGCTTTGGTTTATCAGTTACAATAGCCTCAATGCCTTGCGGCTCGGGCGTGATATCTACTACTTCAGCAGTCATGTGTTTCTCCTTTGAAACAGGTTTATATTTTTTAGCTTTCTCATAAACATACTCAGCAAAATTCTTATGAAAGCTGGGGTAATTGGGCAGGGTACATTCACCCTGAGTAGCGGTAATGACACTGCGTAACTCTTCTTCACTGTATGTATCCTGTAATTGATGTAGTTCAGAGAACACAATACTATGCTCATTCAATTCTTTGCACTCCCTTAACTCTCGTAAGGATTTGAAAACAAAGTAAGAATAAGGATCATTACGGTTACTTTCTATACTGTTTTCTAATACAGCATATGTCTTTATGGCTACCATGATTGCCTCCTTTCTATGGGGCTAATATATAAACTCTAGCTATATGTAGGGAATCAAGCAAGTGCTAAATACTCAAACACCTCCCTAAAAGTTATCTCCTAGGAAGGTGTTTGGCGAAAGGCAGGGTTATCCGAGCCTTCACATTAAGCGGCAAACTCCAATGCTTTTGCCATAGCTTTACGCTTAGTCTGTGCGGCTGAGCCAAACCAAGCTGAGTTAAGTGCATGGTCACGAGTCTTAGCACGTTTCTGGTGATCCATAACATATGTCACACCATTAAGTGCTCCCCACCAAGTACCCTTGGCAGACTGCATATCATGTCCAGGAGATGTTTCAATAGCTTCCAGTATAGACTGGGAGGTTTTGGTAAACTCCTCATGCAAAGGTGGTAGGTCAGCTTCCTTGCTTTTACCACGCTCAATAAGTAATTTAGGTTGGAATAACTCAGCAATGTACTGGTCTATTTGCTCTTTAGTAGCCTTCTTACCAGCAAGGAACTCTGACTGTTCTTGGAACTTAGTCATTTGCTCACCACTAATACCAAGTGCTGTTTCGGCAGCTTGCATAATTTCCTCATCAAACATTTGCAAATGCAATACGCGGAACTTACCCGTCATACCCTCTTGGCTAAGAGCTAGGGTAATCGTATTGTTACATACAACACGGATAGGTGTGAACATAACGGTCATAGCAGTACCTACTTTATGACTGTTAGCCATAAGTAAGTAACCTTCTATATCATCACCGCCAGCCAGCTTGAAACCCTTCTTGATTTTAGCCAAGCCCCAGACACGCTCACCATCACTTAGGCTACCAGC